CAAGCTCGCTATCATGCACTCCTCCGTCGCCCGCACCCTCGAAAACCTCCAGGTTCTCGATTACTGGAAGCAGACCGACGCGAACGGCATCCAGAGAAACCTCGGTCTCGCGTCCGTGAACGGCTATACCGTCATCATCGATGACGGCGTTCCGGTCACCGCTGTCGGAGGTTCTGAGGCGAACAAGGACCTCAAGAAGTACACGACCTACCTCCTCGGCACCGGCGTTCTCCGCCACTGCTGGGCAAGACAGGACGTGCCGGTCGAGACTTTCCGCGAGCCGACGAAGAACAACGGTCAGGACACTCTCATCACCAGAATCCGCGAGTGCATCCACCCGAACGGTTTCTCCTTCAAGCTGCCCTCCACCGGCTGGACGAACTCCCCCACCGACGCGCAGCTCGAGGCTTCTGCAAACTGGGCGCTCAAGTTCGCTCCGAAGGAAATCCCGATCGCCCGCCTGATCACGAACGGCTAAACCATGACCACCGACGAGAAGCTGATCCGGCTGAAACGGATGATGCGGCTTCCCGACACGGACGACGACACGCTCTCGGCGTTCCTCGACTTCACACGAGACGAAATCCTCTCGTGGAGGTACGGGGCTACCGGGAGCATACCGGACGACGTGACCGACGTGCCGCAGGAATACGAAAGCGTCCAGTTGAACGCCGTCATGATCGGCTTCTCGCAGATCGGCGGCGAAGGCGAAACCGCTCACAATGAAAACGGAATATCGAGACAGTTCGGGTATTCGTCCTGCCTCGAATACATCCACAAGAACGTAATGCCGTATGTAGGGGTGATCTCATGAGGACACTCGCGAAGAACCGGATTCCGTACTGGTACGCCCTCTTTGCGGGCACTCAGGACGTCACCGACGAAAACGGCAACTACACCGGCGAGCAGGAAGTCATCTACACCGAACCCGTAAAGGCGTGGGGCAACATCTCCGCCGCCAAAGGCGATTCTTACGCCGCCGGATTCGGAACGATGATCGACTACGATAAAGTGCTTTGTACCGAGACCACGGAGCTTGACGAGAACTCGGTTGTCTGGCTCGACGCAGAGCCGACCGCCCCGTACAACTACCGCGTCAGGCGCGTGTCGAAGTCGATAAACGGAACGCTCGTCGCACTGAAACAAGTCGACGTAGGAACGTAGCGAAGGAGATTGCCATGCAGAAACGCATAACCGTCCGGCTGTCGCCCGGCAGCGTCAAGTCCGCTCTCGATGAGGTCGCATCCCTCGTGTCAGCCAACCGGGACCGGCTCGACGACGCCGCGCGCGATATCGCCGAACGGATATGCGAAAAAGCGCAGGCGAACTTCGACGCCGCGTGGTACGACAGCCTCGCGAGAGGTGTCAGAGGCGAAGCCGACGTGAAATGCCGGGTGGAAAAGACCGGCACCGGCTACAAAGTCGTCGCCGAAGGACCCGAGGTGACGTTCATCGAGTTCGGGGCAGGAATCTATTACAATCCCCCCGCCGGAGCGTCCCCTCACCCGAAAGGCGCCGAACTCGGATTCGTTATCGGCGGATATGGCAAGGGGCAGGGAAATCAGAAGGCGTGGGGCTACTACGCCGAAGACGGCAACCTCGTCATCACCCACGGAACGGCGGCGCAAATGCCGCTGTACAGAGCTTTTGAAGAGGTATTGCAGGAGGCGAAGAAGAGATGATCGATTTTGAAAACGTATTTGTTGACGCTGTGCGAACGGCGGTCACGAAGAAGTTCCCGAAAGCGACGGTTGTCTCCGAATTCGTCCCGAAGCCGTCATCTTTTCCCCACGTGTACATCCGCGAAACCGATAACGCCTCCGAGGCGCTCTCCTTCCGTGTGACCGGCGGAGAGGCTAACGCGCGGCTTTCCTACACCGTCGACGTGTTTTCGAATAAGAAAAGCGGGAAAAAGAGCGAATGCAAGGCAGTTATGGCGGCGGTCGACTCGACCATGCAAAGCTACAACTTCCAGCGTACCTTCTGCAACCCCTTCCCGAACGAGAACGACGCGTCCATCTACAGGATGGTCGCGAGATATTCAAAACTTCAATCAACCAAAATGGAGGTATGATAAATGACCACCAACGGTATTAAATTCTACTACGCCCCCGAAGCTACCGCGGGCAATCAGCCCACCACCGGCTGGATAGAAATTCCGAACGTCGTCAGCTGGGGCGAAATCGGCTCGACTCCCGATACCATAGAAATCACGCCGGTCTCCGAGACCTCATTCAAGCGCTATGAGCAGGGACTGTCCGACACCGGCAGCGTAGACGTCACCGGCAACTGGGCTTCTGATTTCATCGACGCGTGGGAGACCATGCGAGAAGCCATGTCGACCGCGGCGGCGGCAGGTAAGACCCTCTGGTTCACCCAGGTCATCCCGAACTACGAAAAGAGCTTCTACTACTCCGGCTCGCCCTCGATGCTCAGATTCCCCGAGGTCACCTCGAACTCGGCGTTCCAGGTATCCGGCACCATCACCGTAAACAAAGTCACCGGTCTCGCGGCAAAGCCCACTATCGGCGGCTGATAAACTCAAGGAGATAAACCATGATAATCAACGGCAAGGAAATAACGGCTAAACCCATCGACTTCAACGCCACAATCGAACTCAACGATCTCGGCGGCGACATCTACTCTTTCGGCACAAAGCCCCTCGCGGCACTCAGAGCCTATCTCGCGTACTGCGAGGGCGTCAGCGCCGAAGAGGCGGGGCAGGAAATCGAAGCACACATCGTAGGGGGCGGCGACCTCTCCGACCTCTCGACGGCATTCATGAAGGCGTGCGACGACAGCGCTTTTTTCAAAGCGATGATCACGAAGGCGAAGACGGCGGAAAAGAAGCAGGCAAAGAACGCCTGACTCCGAACGCCGCCGAAACGGTATACGAAAACTGGCTTCCTGCGGCTTACAGGATCGGGCTTGACCTTACTACATTCTGGCGGCTCAATCCGCGCCGCATGAAGCCTTTTCTCGATATATACGAAAAGAACCAGCGTGAAGAACGTGATCGGATGAACTTTCACGCATACATGACCGGCGTATACGTCCGGGACGCCATCGGAGCGTGCTTCTCGAAGAACGGAAAGTTCCCGGATAAGCCATATGACCTGCGGAGTCAGGAGGAAAAAGCGTCCGCCATTTCCCCCGAGGAATACGCACGGAGAATGATCCTCATGCAGGAATATCAGGATAAAGAAAGAAAATTACAGGAAAGGTTCGGAGGAGGTGAATTGAATGGCAGATAACGAAGTGCAGATAGACAGTCTGTCTGTCGCAATAGAGCACAGCGCGGGCACGGCGTCGAAAGACCTCTCGAGCCTCGCGTCCGGACTTCGGAAGCTGCAAAAGAGCGTCGCGGGGCTGAATCTGAACAACGCGATTATACAATTCGGCTCACTTTCGACGGCAATAGGCGGGATCGGGAACAACGCTGACAAAATCACGGCTCTCGCTTCGTCACTGCTCGACCTCAAGTCGGTCGGGAAGGTCAGCGCCGCCGTGCCGAAATCACTCTCGAACCAGATCACCGCCCTGGATACCGCGCTGAGCGGCGTCACCGAGTCGGACGTAAAGCGGATATCGTCACTGGCATCCGCTCTGACCCAACTCAGCGGTGCGAAAATGCCGCAAATCTCAGCGTCTATCGGGCATCAACTCCAGAGCATCGGAGACGCGGCAAAGAACTTGCAAGGCGTCAACCTCGCACGCTTCAAAGACCTTGCGACCGCGTTGCAGCCGCTGTCGGCTCTCACCCCCGCGCACCTCACTTCATTTATAAATCAGCTCGGTAAATTCACTCAGCTGTCGAAAGATCTTGAAGCCGTCGACATGGACAAGTTTGCCGCGACAATTGAACGGCTCACGGCGGCAATGGCACCCCTCGCAACCGAAATGGACAAAATCGCCCGCGGATTCTCAGCGTTCCCGCAGAGGATTCAGACCTTCATTAAAAATAATGAAGCGTCAACCAAGAGCGTAAAGAAAGCCGAACCGACATGGCAGAAATTCTTTGAGACCATATCAAAGGGCAGTAAAAAGAGCTCGTCCGGGCTGACGAACTTTGCAAAACAGCTATTTTCGATTGCCACAATCAAAAAAGTCTGGCTGAAAGCTACGGATTCTCTTGAATCCGCCAACGAGTACATCGAAGCCCTGAACCTGTTCTACGTCTCAATGGGCAGCTACGCCGAAAAGGCACAGGACTATGCTAACCTCGTCGGCGACAGCTACGGCGTCGACCCCGCCGAATTCATGAAGATGCAAGCTACCTTCATGGACGTTTCGAAATCTTTCGGCACGGCGAGCGGCACGGCGTATACCATGTCGAAAGCGCTGACGCAGCTTACTTACGATATATCATCGCTCTACAATCTCAAAGTTGACGAGTCACTGAACAAGGTCCGGTCGGCTCTGGTCGGCGAGATTGAGCCAATCCGCGCGCTCGGTAAAGACCTCTCCGTCGCGAACCTCAAACTCCTCGCGACCGAACTCGGCATCACCGCGAACGTCGACGCAATGAACCAGTCCGAAAAGGCAATGCTCCGGACGATCTCACTGCTGAGACAGTCAAACTCCGCCATGGGCGACATGGCGAGAACGCTCGAGCAGCCCGCGAACCAGTTCAGAATCCTCAAAGCGCAGCTGACGCTTCTCGGACGCGCTATCGGTGACCTCTTCCTGCCGCTCGTGCAGAAGACGCTCCCGTACATGATCGCGTTCGTCAAAGTCGGACAGCGCATCGTCTCGGCGTTCGCAGCCCTCGCGGGATTTGAACTGCCGAAATTCGACTACGCGGACACCATCGTCGGCGGGAACGAAGATATCGCCGACTCCGCGGACAGCGCCGCGAAGAGCATGAAAAAGCTCTATCAGCTCTCCTTCGATGAGCTGAACATTCTCGGCTCACAGAAAACCGGCTCGTCCGGGAGCGGGGCAAGCGCCGCTGATATCGCGAAGTTGGAAGCGGAACTGAACCGACTCGCGAAACTCGAGGACGATATGTTCTCAAAGAACCTCGGCGAGACGACCGATAAGATCGCGGAGCAGATCGAGAACTGGCTGACAAAGGGCGAAGGAATACAAAGCTGGGCGAAAGACATCTGGGATTATTTCAGCAAAATAAAAGACGCCGCGAAAGAAATTGCCGATAAGCTCGGACTGTGGAAAATCCCTCAGAAAATATGGGATTTCTTCAAATTCGCAGTATTCAAAATTACCGGAATAGACCTTGACTTCGGAGCGTCGCGCCTTAGAAACATGAGCGGTAAGGATACGCTTATGGGCGCAGTCAGTGGAGGAATAGCAGCGTTACTTGGACTTAAGGCGCTGGGCTTGCTCTCGCTCAGCAGCGGCAACGGATTTTTAGGCAGTGTCCCGATGCTCCTACTCAGCATAGCCGCCCTGTCAATAACAACGGCGGCAATCGGGAGTACACCTAACGTTACCGGCGCTCAGACACTTCTCGGAGCCGCGAAGACTGGCATTGTGGCACTGCTCGGCGGTGCTACCATATCCCGATTTTTCCTCGGGGCGGAAGGCTTTCAGGTATTCGGGCTCCCGCTCACGCTCGGAATTTCCGGTCTTACAATGTCGGCGGTCGGAATATTCGAACTCGGAAACGACACCGGCGCGGATGACCTTGCCGGGGCAATAAAACTCGGTATAGGTTCACTGCTCAACACTGCGGCGGCGACTCTTGCCGGCGTGAAAGTTGCAAAAATGGTCGGAGCCGGCGCGGCAGCAGGAACGGCAGGGCTTTTCGCAGGCGCGCTATCGATCATTATAGGCGCGACCATCGGCGCCGTGGTATTCCCCGATGAATGCCGAAAAGCGTTCGAAACGGTATCCGAAGCGCTCGGGCACAGTATCAAGAACGTCACAAACAGCCTCAAAGACACTATCGACAAGGCGGTTGACCTCGGCTCGTTCGACTTCAAAGCGCAGTTCGGCATTGACGAAAACACCTTCAAAGTCATATCAACCTTCGGCGACCCGAAACTCGCCGCGCAGCTGAACGAAATCACCAGTGTCGCCAAGCAGAACGTCAAGACTACCTCAACCGAACTTGATAATCTGAACCGTCAATTCTATTCCAGCTCTACGATCGCCAACCAGAATTCACAATCAATCGTCAACAACACGACGGAAACCATCAAGAACGGCATCAATGACGTTACGAAGACCGGCATTTACAAGCCGCTCTATGACATGATGGATAAAGTCGGGAATGAACTGGGGCAGAATGGCAAGTCGGCGGGTGAAAACGTCGCGAAGGGCTTCGTCGCCGGAGTTGACTACAACGCCGATTACGTCGCCAAAGGTATGATCGGCATGGCGAACAAAGCTATGGTTCAGTTCACCGACAGCCTCGGCATCCACTCACCGTCGACCGTCTTTGAAGGCTACGGCATCAACGTTGACATTGGATTCGCGAACGGCGTCACGCTCGGACTCCCCAACGTCAAGGACGCCTTCGGGAACGTCTGGACGTCTATCCGCGTGGACTTCTCAGCCTTCGCGAACAGCCTGCTCGCGTCGGCGCGCACCTTTATCAGGCAGCTGAATCAGGTGCTCGCGTCAGCGTCTTTCAGCAGCGGCGGCGCGGCGCAATCCCTCATCGGCAAAACGCCGCGCATGGTTCCCGCCTTCGCGACCGGCGGATTCCCCGAGGACGGAATGTTCTACGCGAACTCAGGCGAGCTCGTCGGACGCTTTGCGAACGGGCGGACTGCCGTCGCGAATAACGCGCAGATAATCGAAGGCATCGAGAACGCCGTCTACCGCGCGATGACAGCCGCACAGCGCGGCTCGGGGCGCGGGGGCAAGATAGAACTCGTCCTCGACAAGCAAGTCGTCGGACGCGCCTTCGGAGACGCCATAGACTCCGAAAAGAGGCGCTCCGGCGCGAACACCAAAATCACATTCACGAACGGAGGGACGCGGTAATGTTCAAAGTTGACGGAACCGAATACGGCGGTATCGTTACCGCGCTGACGCGAAATTTCGAAGTTGTCGACGGCGATAACGCCGGGCGCACACTCGATGGCGTCATGCACCGCGACCTCATTGGAACCTACTACAACTACTCCATCACGATCAACACCGACCGTATGTCCCAGGCGGAGTACAACGCTCTCTACAAAACGATTTCCGCGCCGGTCGCAAGTCACGATATCGTCGTCCCGTTCGGCAACGAAACACTCTCATTCAAGGCGTATGTCTCGCGCGGCAGCGACGATCTCCTCCGGCAGTACTCCGAGACGAACCGGTATTGGGGCAACCTCTCCTTCGACTTTATCGCGATGGAGCCGCAAAGGAGCGCCGAATGAAGCTCAAAGTATCCTACGCCGACGTCGCTGTCGGGGCGAAAGAAAACTTCGCCCCATCGGCGACCGGGCAGACCAGCAACTCGACTCCGGCACTGCTGCAAGGACAGCAGACCCCGATGTACGCGAATCCGTGCGAGATATACTCCGTCCTGCTCGACGGTTCTCTCACGGTTCCGCCGGACGATCCGAAATACGCCCTCGTGTCGGACAGCCTGTCGAGCGCGACCGACGGCAGCTTCGAAGCACCGCTCGTCCTCACGCTCACCGCGACTGGGCAATACACCTCGCAAGGCATCACGCTCGTTTTTGATGAGACCTCCAACCGGTACGCGACGGCGGTCAATATCAAATGGTATCGCGACAGCACACTTCTGTCGGACAAGAACTTCACGCCGGACAAGCCGAACTTCTTCTGCGCGAACAAAATCGAAAACTACAACAAGCTGATAATCTCCTTCTCGAAGATGAATATGCCGCGCAACCGGCTGTATCTCACGGACATCCTTTACGGCACCGTCCGCAACTTCGGGAAAGACGAAATCGAAAACTTCTCCCTGCTCCAGGAAATCGAGCCGGTATCCGAAACTGTCTCGATCAACACCGTGGGCTTCACTCTCAAAAAGCAGAGCGACGTCGACTTCATCTTCCAGGAAAAGCAGCCGTTATATACCTACTTCGATGACACGCTCGTGCAGACCACGTTCATCACGCACTACGAGCGGAACTCCGACAGGACATACGATATCGAGTCGGAAGATTATGTGTCTATTCTCGACGACTCCCCGTTCGGCGGCGGCATCTACTCCGCGAAGAACGCGGCAGCCCTCATCGGCGAAATGCTCTCGCCGCTCAAGGTGGAATACGAAATCGTGGGCAGTCTGCAAAACGCGACACTCACCGGATACCTCGCGATATCCTCTTGCCGCGAAGCTCTCAATCAGATTGCCTTTGCCCTCGGCGCGGTTGTAGACACCAGCTACTCTGACAAAGTGAAGCTGTACAAGCTGTCCGACACCGTCGCGGGCACGCTGAACGCCTCGAACACCTTCACCGGGCAGACGACCACATTCCGCGACAAGCTCACCGAACTGCGGCTCACCGCGTACTCCTACGTCGCCGGGACAACCGACTACACCGCATATAAAGCGGCGGACAGCGGAACCGGAAGCGGCATCACCGTAGCCTTCCCCGAGCCGCTCCACTCCCTGTCCATCACGAACGGCAAGATAGTCTCCCAGACTGTCAACCAAGCCGTCATCAACGCGGACGCGAACTGCGTCCTGACCGGCAAGAAATACGACAAAACCCAAACCATCATCACGAAGCGGAATCCGCTCATCCTCGCCGGGGACAAAGAGAACGTAGTCGAGCTCAAAGACTTCACCCTCGTGAACCGGACAAACGCCGACGAACTCGCCACAGCGGCGTACAACTACTACTCCGCGCGCCGCGAAATATCTGAAAAGATACTCACCGGCAATCTCAAAGTCGGCGACAAAGTGACGCAGGAATACGATTACATGGACGACGTGACCGGACGCATCGTCAGCATGAAACACACCGTCTCCGGAACCGCACGAGTCGCGGAGGTGATCATCAAATGAGCCTTGATACAGCGAATCTCAATTTAATCTATGACCGCACGGAAAGCGACGAAACCGCCTCCGCCGCGATACGGAAATCCTACCAGACCCTCGGCAACTGGTCGGGGCTGACAGACGCCGAAAGGGCACAGTTAGAGCGCGGAACGCTCACCTACAACACCCTCAACCGCGTCGAATCCGCGGTAAAAACCCTCGCCGCCGCGCTGACGTCGGCGGGGTATCCGGTGGAGGTGACGCCGGTGCTTAAAGGGAGCAAAGCGGAAGACCGCGAGTGGCAGGAAGGCGACATCGTTCGGCGGGCGCAGTGGACGACGTATCTTGACAATGTTCAGCGGCTCCGGGACGCGTACTACACGCTCACGGAGACAGGACAGCTGCCGAAGCCGGAGGACAAGCTGAAATATACCGGTGCGAACACAATCGAAAAGGTGCTCGCGGACATCGACTTACTGCTCGATGGGATGAAGTCAATATACCGACGAGCCGGTACGTTTACGGCCGGTGGCAGCTATATAAGACAGATGATAAGGAGCATATGAAATGGCGATAAAAAGACAAGATGAAGTGCTCGCGAAAGCAGTGTCGACCGACGCGACAGTCATTCCACGGTATGACATCAAGCGCCCGGACGGGACGAAAGTCGCGGAAAACGTCGCGCTGGAGCTGAAAAACACTGTAGTGAACGAAGGCACGGCAATTAACAAACAGCTCCTCGACGAAATTCTTGCAGCATCAGGAACAGCGGGCGGAACGGCTTCCGCGCTGACTCTCGCGCAGGAGGGTTTTGCACTGGTGGACGGGGCGGAGGTGCGGATTAAGTCCACATATAACCTCGCGGGTGGTGCAACTCTTAATGTCAATGGGACGGGGGCGAAGACCATTTACACAGCATCCGGGCAAGAAGTAAAAGGCGGCATAAAAGCTGGCGTGTGGATGATACTGGTGTATTCATCTGCGCTCGACGGTTATGTGATCCTCAATATGACGGCGAAACAGGTGACTAAAATATTTACACAGTCCGGCTCATGGGAGTGCCCACAGGGCGTCACCTCCATTCACATCCTGCTATTCGGCGGTGGAGGCGGTGGAGGCGGCAACGGCGGCACCGCCGGTGGAGGCGGAGGCGGCGGACACATGGTGTCTAAAGTGTTGACAGTCACTCCAGGACAGGTGTATCCAATCACCATAGGTACCGGAGGAAATGGCGGCTCCGCTGGATATAACAGCGGCACTGCCGGAGGTAATGGTGGAGCTACGTCTTTTGGCACGCTCGCTTCCGCCAATGGCGGCAGTGGCGGCACGGCGGGGCGTGATTCTAGCAGCACCAATTATGCTGGCGATGGCGGCAGTGGCGGCACCGGTGGTGGTGGAGCCGGAGCCAAAAGCGCTAGCGGAACAGTGTCTGGCGGCACCGGCGGTTCTGGCAGCTATGGTGGGAGCGGTGGAAGAGGACTATCAAACTCTTCTGCCGCTGGCAACGGCGGGAATGGCACAGCCGCCGCAGGAGGAACGGGTGCTGGTGGCGCTGGATCCGGTGGCGGCGGCGCTGGCGGCGGATATGGCGGCAAAGGCGGAGACGGCGGGAAACCCAACTTCGGCGGCGGCGGCGGTGGAGGCGGCTACGGAGCCGATGGCAACGGCGGTCGCGGCGGGAATAACACCCCCTCGCCGTATCGGGGTGGCGATGGCGGCACAGCTGCTGGTGGAGGCGGAGGCGGCAGCCCAAGCAGCGACAGTGGCACCGGCGGCAAGGGCGGAGACGGCATTGCCGTGATCACATACAACATCATGGAGGCATGATTATGAAAGTATTTCAGATAGTCGACAATTTCTGCTACTACGACGCGACGCCGGTGCACCCGACACTCGCCGACACGGAGGGCAAATACCCTCCGGACGTTCTCTTCGTTGAGGCGCCGGATAATGTCTTCGAGGGCTGGGGCTACGACGGCACGCAGGAAGGTGACGCCCGCTTCATCAAGCCCACACCGCCGGAAGGCTGGCTGTATGACGACGCGACCGGGACATTTTATCCGGCGGACGGGGAGAAGCCGAAGCCGAAGCCGTCCGGAGACCTGACTGCGTTGTCCGCAAAGGTCGCGGAGCTTGAAGAGCAGCTCGCGACGATTGAAGCTGTCAACAAAACCATTTTAGGAGTTGAGTAACATGGATGAAAAACTGATCGCAAAGGCACGGGAGCTCCGCGCAATCATCGAAAAAGCGATGACCGTCGCGTCGGGTCTGACTGACGCGGAAGTGGTCGCCGCGACCTGCCTGCACCCGAAATGGAGCGGAAACGGCGTAAAGTACATTGCTGGACAGCGCGTGCAGTACAACGGCGAGCTGTACAAGGTAAAGGCCGGCATGGGACATACATCGCAGGCCGATTGGAGTCCTGATGTGGCGGTCAGCCTTTTTGAGAAAATCAACGAGGCCAATGCAGGGACAATCGACGATCCAATACCGTACAGCGGCAATATGGCGCTTGAAAATGGCAAGTACTATATTGAATATGGCATTGTGTATCTTTGCACCCGGGACACCGGGATCGCGGTGTATAATAAGCTTTCGGAGCTGGTCGGGATTTATGTGGAGGTTGCCAAATGATAGTCGAAAAAATCATATCATGGGCGATTCCGTTCGCCTGCGGCGGCGTGATCACCGGGCTGATCGCCTATGTCAAGACATTAAGACGACGGAACGACGCGATAATGGAGGGTGTACAGTGCCTGCTCCGCGCCGAGGTCATCCGGAATCATGACAAGTACGTGCTGGATAAAAACTGCTGCCCGATCTACGCGAAGGAGGCTTTAAAGCGAGCCTATCACGCATACCACGAACTGCACGGAAACGACGTCGCGACCGGGCTTTACAACGAAGTGATGGCACTGCCGACGGAGGTGAGAGAATAATGGCTGCGTTTCCACGGGGTACTACCCCGACACTGAAATTCACCCTGCCGTTTGAGGCGAAACAGCTCACGAGTGTATATATCACCTTCGCACAGTCTTATCGCGAGGTGCTGACAAAGCACGGCGCTGAAATCACGGCGGAAGGAAATCAGCTGATCGTCGAGCTGTCGCAGGACGACACGCTGCTCTTTCGTCCACAGTCTGTGGACATCCAGATACGCGCAATCGACGCCGCGGGCAACGCTATCGCGTCGAAAATTATCACTGCCGACGTCTCGAAGATTCTCCGGGATGGGGTGATAGAGTGACCAAAGCGTGCGAATTTCTGATAGAATTCGGTTCGGGCGCTGAACTGAATGTCGAGTTCGGCGCCACGAGCGCAGACTTCGGCGCGGTGGAATTCTCCGCCGACGGAGATTTCCCGGCAACGCTCGAAGCGAAATACGCCGAATTTGATCTCCGCATGGAAGACCAGAACGCGGAGTTTGACGCGGGAATCGAGGGCTTACAACTCGTCGAAGTCTCGGAGCTGCCGCCATATGACGGCGCTTACGTCGTCGATCCGCTGATCAAAGCGCCGGTCATCCTGCCGACGAAAGGCAAAAACATGCGGGATAATGTAACCGTCAAAAAAATGCGTCAGCTCGAGGTCGGCAACGGCGCGGGCGGAAACACGCTTATAATCGGAGAGGAGCTATAAATGGCCAATCAGTATGTTAATAAGGTCGTCGTCGGAGGCGAAACAAAACTCGATCTCACCGGCGATACCGTCGTCGCGGACAAGCTCGCGAAGGGCTACAAAGCGCACGACAAGTCCGGCGCTCCAATCGTCGGCACAAACACCTACGACGCCGACACCGGAGACGCGACCGCCGCGGCGGCGGAAATCCTCGACGGGAAAACCGCCTACGTCGCGGGGAACAAAATCGTCGGAGTCATGCCGAATAAAGGCGCTGTGACCGGCAATATCACCACAAAAACAGAGCAGTTCGCAATCCCCGCTGGATTCCATGACGGCTCGGGCAAGGTCGGGATATCCTCCGCCGCTCAGGCTTCGATCGTCGCGGGAAACATTAAAAAAGGTATCACCATCCTCGGCGTCGAGGGTACTTACGGCGGCGAAGCCGTCAAGGCTCAGGCGAACAAAAACGTCACTCCGACCTTCGTGGCGCAGGAAGTACTGCCGGACGCCGGATATGACTACCTCGCGAAAGTGACTGTGGCGAAAATCCCGGTGACCGAAACCGACAACGCCGCCGGAGGGGTCACCGTCACGGTGGGCGGCTGATATGGGAATCGTCAGAATGCCGGAACCGACAGCGGTGCCGGAACCAACAATGAAAGAGTATAACAAAATCGTCCTCAACGGCGAAACGCTTATCGATCTCACGGCGGATACCATCACCGCGCAGAGCTTACTCAAAGGCTTTACGGCACACGGCGCGGATGGAAAGCTGATTACGGGTGCTTACGAAGCCGCCGCCGCGGCGGGACTTAACGCCACCTGTGGAGAAATCACGCCGACATCCGACCGGAGCAACTACTCGCTGTCGCACGGGCTCGGCGAGGTGCCGAGAGCGTTTTTCATCGGTATGCAGACGAGCTATCTAAATCTTTCGGGTAAAAGGAATATCCTGATCGGCGCATGGGGTATGCGCGACCACAGCATCCAGTACAAGATGTATGCGACGTCCCCGCTGAGGTCGCCCGCCGGAGGGGTGCGTGAAGGCGCGATTACTGTTTCGGGATTCCAGTGCACCTTGACAGAAGCTAATGACAAAACCATCATTGTCGCGGACAGCGCGGGGACTTATAAGCTTATCGGCGGAGCAACTTATTTCTGGGTGGCAGTGGGGAGTGAAAAATGAGATACTACGCAGAGTATGACAGCGGCGAGGTCATCGCCGTCGGCACAGGATTCGGCGGCACGGAAATCACCGAGGACGAGTACAACGCCGCCCTCGCGGAAATCGAGGAAAAGCGGCTGCTCGCCGACCGGCTGTACGCTGGGGAAATCACTATCGCGGACGTCCCCGAAAAGTGGCGGACGGAAGTGCAGCAGACAGTCGACGACCGCCGCGCCATAGAAGCCGAAGAAGAACCCGACTATGAAAAAGCATGGAAAATACTGATAGGAGATGAGGTATAATGAAAGGCATTGATATCTCCCGGCACAACACAATCCGGTCTTTCCCCGCGATAAAGTCACAGGGTGTGGATTTCTGCGTCATCCGCGCCGGGTACGGCACAGTGGTCGACGCGAAATTTGAAGCCCACATCAAAGCGGCGAAAGACTGCGGAATGCTCGTCGGTGCATACTGGTTCTGCTACGCGCTCGACGTCGCCGACGCACGGCGGGAAGCCGAGGTGTGCGCGAACACCTTGAACGGGTACAAGCTCGACCTGCCGGTGTTCTACGACTTTGAGTACGACACGGAAAGGTACGCCGCGAAGACACAAGTGAAGTACACAACGAAATCGCGGACGGACATTATCGAAACATTCTGTACCGAAATCACCCGGCGCGGGTATAAAGCCGGCGTCTACACGAACCCCGACTACTGGCTCTACAAGCTGAATTCCGACCGGCTCGCGAAGTGGGCACTGTGGATTGCCGCTTACCGGCAGTCTGACTGCAAGGCATCCTTCGCGACCACCTCGCCGTCCGACCTCCCCGCCGCTTACGGCAACGCCATGATATGGCAGTTCGGCAAGTGTAGATTCACGAAAGCCGTGGGGGATGTGGATATCAACTACGGGTATGGCATCAAGCCCGCCGCGGCGAAGACCTACAAAGTCGGCGACACCTATACCGTCAAGGCGGGCGACGTCTACACGACCGGGCGCAAAGTTCCGGCGCGCGTCGTCGGAAAGACGTACACCGTCCGACAGGTCCGCTCCGGCGCGGTGCTGCTCGCGGAAATTAATTCCTGGGTGACGGTGTGAGGTACTTAAAACGGCTGATACTCGCCGTGCTGATATACATAGCCGTGTATCTGCCCTTTATCGCCGTGCTCCAGGCCCTCACCGGCACCGACCTGACCGCCGCCTTTTCGGTCGGCGGAGTCGTCGGGGCTGTGGAACTCGCGCTCGGAAGCTTAATTAAAATCACCGAAAACAAAGAGATAAGCAAGAAAGGATTTATCGAAAATGGACAAGACGAATATAACACCGATACTGGAGCTGGTGGTGAAGCTGATCTTCACCCTGATCACGATTTTCCTCGTTCCGAAGCTGAAGGAGCTGATATCGACCAAGGTCGCGGAGAGTGACCAGAAGAAAATCCTCCGCTGGGTAGAACTCGCGGTTCAGGCGGCTGAGGAAGCGGAGCGTTCCGGGCTGATCGATAAGAAAGCGAAATATCAGTACGCAAAAAGTTTCCTCGAGGCTCGCGGCGTGACTTTCGACGCCGACACCATGCAGGCTCTGATCGACTCCACGGTCTGGGAGCTGTTTAATCAGTTCAAGAAAGATTCCGACTCTGACGCCGAAAGCGAGGCGTGAAATGAGAGCTGACGACGTGGCTGACCTCACGCGATCCGAGTGGACGCGAATCATCGATGAGTGCATCCATGATCGAAAATGGCGAGATATTTTTAAGCGCCGCTGGCTCGATGGGATCAAGTTCGAGCCCCTCGCGGAGGAATTCGGGCTTTCCGTCCGGCAGACACAGCGGATCGTCAAAGCCTGCGAACAGAAAATCAAATCACGTATATAAATGTCATGAAACCGTCGCGAAAGCGGCGGTTTTTCTTCGTTCACTTTGCACAAAAATCGTGCTATAATATATACGCCGGAGGAAACTCCGAGTATATACTTAGGATGGTGAATCCACATGGCAGAATTCGCAACAAACGGCAAGGCGAACGCAGCTCTCACTACCGGTATTATCGGTACGGCGGGCGTCGGTCTGGGACTGCTTAACGGCGGGCTCAACGGGCTCTTCGGCGGCGGTTGGAGAAACGGCAACTGCGGCTGCAACGAGGATCACGTTGTCGACCGCTACGAAGCGGGACAGGCGGCGCGGATCGCGCAGTTGGAGACCGAAGTGAAGCTGCGCGACGCGAACACGTACACGGACCAGAAAATGCTCGAAATGTACAAGTACTTCGACGGCAAGGTGCGCGGACTCGAGATGGCAGACGCGGCACAGGCAGTCACTAATCAGCGCGTCGCTGACAGCTTTGAGGCAGCACACAATGATCTCGTCTGCGTCAAGAACGAGCTCTACGGCGCAATCCGCAACGAAGCTGAGAAGCGCTGCTGCGGCGACAACAGCATCGTCACCTACGCCAACGCGACGTTCTATCCGAAGCAGGTCGCGGACGTCACGACCGGCACGGCGACTACCGCACAGCCGACCTACAACCCGATCCCGAAGTGCGGGTGCGGGTGCGGCTGCGGCTGCAACTGACGGCAGGGGCGGCAATCGCCGCCCCATGAGGTGATTATATGGTAACTCTTGCACAGGCAACCGCCGGGATTGAGCGGTATCTCGACACCGAAATCCTCGCAAAAATCCCCGGCTGGCAGAAATGGGTCCTCGGCGCGGCAGCGTCTCGTATGCTGTCCCGGTCGGGAGAAATTTTTAATACACTGAAAAATAATCCCGTCGTTTCTGCGATGGGAGTCATAGATGAACAGGATCAAATCGACATCGACGCAATTTATCAAGAATTCGCGGCTCAGGCACAGCGCGGAGCAGTCACTTTTGACGTGCCGCTCGTCGGCGCCCTGACTCTGACCGCCGCCGATGTGGACAAGCTGTATAGATATATAATCGGAGGGTAAAATGAAAGACGAAATCATGCGCGGCGTCATCTGGATGACGACCGACGGCATCAAAGACGCGGGGATGGCGTACGACTACGCCGAAGACGCGAAAGAAGCAGGAAAACCAGAGCTCGCGGCGCTGTTTATCGAGGACGCGAAGTACCGACTCGGGAAGGTGAAGGAATGGTACGACAGAGCGATGACCATGCACGGAGCTGTCGACGGAGTGACCGATGAGCTGATCGAGTGGCATCGGCAGGCTTACCGGGAGCTGCTGGATAAAGTCATGAAATTTAAGGCGTGAGCCGGAGGAGCGGAAACGCTCCTTTTTCTTGTTCATATAACGTTTACAAATAAATACGGTACTTTTTCTCGTAAACCTATTGACTTTTTGTACCGAACGTGATATAATAGATACATCACAAGGGACGCGGACAACCCGGAAACCGCGAAGGAGAAATTATTATGAAGTACGAAGCAGACTTTTCGCGCATGAATGGATCAACGGAACCGGCTGGGTTAGCGGGGAAGATGAAGTCGAATCTTGGGACGTCAAGCCCGAAGACGTAGAGACATGGAAGCAGCTGATTAAAAGCAACGACAAATCGCTCTTCGATTATGTCGTTGACACCGCAGAAGCGTTGAGCGACGGCGAAGAAGGCGATTGCCAGTGGACAATAAAACTTGTCGAGATCGACGAAGATGACGTTTTCGAAACTGGCGAACTCATCGCTGAAACCTCGATCTGGGAATCAGAGCTTAACCCTAACAAACGGATGAAAATAGCAAAGATTTACACCTGGTACGATTTCATGGACGGTCACAGATTCGCACCGTGCTGCGTCCGCCACTTCGACAAAGACCACTTCGACCACTCCTGCGAGCAGGAACTCGGTCTGATCATCACCATCCCGGAAGGATACCGCCTCAGCGAGAACGAGAACGGCGATCCGCTTCTTGTCCCCGAGAACGGCGGCGAGAACATCATGCTTACCTACGACGTCGATCGTAACTGCATCATGAATTACGCGCTCGAGTGCCCGATTCAGGGCGTCAGGATCGTCGAAAGGGTATCTTATTATGACTGATCTCAAGGAAGGCTGCGGAGGCACAATATTTCGCGCCGATCATAAAGGAGTACGGAAATGAAACGAACAATTAAAGGCACGCTGTGCGATACCTCCACAGCGGAGCAGATCGGCGAATCGCGGTACGACGGATATACCGAGTACCTTTACCGGACGAAATCCGGTAAGTACTTTATCCACACTGTACGGAGTAAAGGGCTCGTGCGAGAGGATATATACCTGATGACCAATACAGCCGCCGCTGATTGGATTATGGTCGCTTACGGACCCGTAGACGCCTACTACGACGCTAAGACCGGCGCAAAAAAAGAGTGGGCGAAGATCAGCGTGTCGTCGACAACCAAAGCGCTGATCGACGAGCTTCGCGGTGCATATGGGATGACTGCGAATGAGCTGATCTCAGACGCGCTTAAGACATATCGTAAAAACGCATGACGGAGCCGGGGAAAAATCCCCGGCTTTTCTCATGACAGCGTGACAGATTCGTGACAGATTTGATTCCAAAATACCGTTTTTGACGGCGGAATTTCGTCACGGGAGGCGGAATAAGAGCGCCTGAAAACCCGCATGAATACAAGAAAAAACCGCCTATCGGCTTGATAAGCGGTTTATTCATTTGGTCTGAGTGACAAGACTTGAACTTGTAAACTTAGTCCGAAAAACGCCTGAAATAAAGGCACTTTGGTTTTTACGTGACGGATTTCATGACGGATTTTGCAAAATGTTATTATAATATTCTTCAAGCCGGGCGAATATTTCATCCTTCTTGTCCCGCATAATATGACCATAGATGCGGTTCACCATGTCTTCAGTTTCGTGCCCGAGATAGTCGGCGATGTACTTCACCGGGATATTCAGCAGGATCATCACAGACGCCGCATAGTGGCGCAGAGCGTGAAAAGTATAGTGCTTGCCACAGCACAGCTCAAGCGCGTGCTGATAGTGCTTCCGCACGGTACGCTCCGACAGTGTGGTGACAAACTCTGCATCCGGCTGATACGCGCGTCTGAGCGCCGCCTCGACGGCGGGCAGCATCCTGATTGTCCGGTCGCCGGCTCTGGTCTTCGGAAGCTTCATGGTAGCTTTGTTGTCCATCCCTCTGATCTTCGCCGCGCAGATGTGGATCGTCTTCGCGTCGAAGTCCACCTTCGACCATCTCAGCCCGAGAATTTCCGACATCCTCATCCCGCACAGCGCGCCGAGGTGAACAGCGGCGTCGATATCACTTCCCCGCACAGTTGCCAGCAGGGACATGACGTCAAACTCCTCCGGAATCACGATCTCGTTCTTTTGCGCCTGTGGGAGTTTTGTGTGCAGGGTAAAATCCGGGCGGAACATTTTCAGCGTCGAGGACAACAGTCCATGCATACAGCGGACAGTCTTCGGGGAGTGGTCGGCGGATTCCGCGCTTATGGCAAGCTGTATCTGCTCCTGCGTCAGGTCGGCAAGCCTGACGTTATGCAGAGGCGTCAGGTTATGCGTCCGTATGCGCGTGAACTCACGGTACGACGACGGCGACAATGTATTCTTCTTCGCCTCAACATACCGTTCCATCGCCTCCCCGACCGTCATCCCCGCATACGGATCATCCGGCTTGTCCACTTTCTGCTCCGCCTCGAACTGTGCCGCACGGAGCTGCACGTCCTTCTTGTCTTTGCCGGAAAACGTCTTGTACTTATTATTCCCGATCAGCACCCGCGCACGCCAACTGCCGCTCGGGAGTTTGTCCATAATCATCTCATCACCTCGTTATCCATCCCACGTTCGGATTTATCACGTCAAACGCAAAAAGAAAACAGATGAACGCCATCAGCGCCACCGCAATCGTCACCGCGACTCGGAACTCCCGGCTCATGCGGACAATCACCGCTTTCAAATCCGATATGCGGTCGATGTACAATTTTTCCAACATCTTCAAGGCTTCTTCCGCCGTCATCTCGGTGGTCTCCTCCTGGTCGCTCGCCGTGGTCTCGTCACTGATCAACTCATCGACCGTCACACCGAGTGTCGCCGACAGCAGCGATGCCGTCACGTATGTCGTCGGGTAGCCTTTCAGCAACCTCTTCACCGTGCCTTCTGACAGCTTCGTTTCCTCCGCCAGACGAGCGTTCGTGTAGTGCTGCTGATCCATCAACCGGCGCAAAATGTCCGGATTTATTATTATGCTAACCATGAATTGTCCTCCATCACCCACAAAATGTCGAAAAATGACCTACGATTGCCCTTGCTTTTCTGTGCAAAAAGGTGTATAATGGAATCATGAAATAAACGCGAAAGCGAGGACAACAAATGCCGCACACATCGAATCAGCCTGAACCGCCCGACCGAAGCAAGCACCTCGATCAAGATGAACGCCGTGTCATCGAAGACTTCCGCACCCTTACGCCTGAAAACAAGCGCAAAGCAATCGCCCTCCTGCGGCGGCTCAAAGCATCGCAGGAATAGTTTCACCTGCCGCCTTCGGGCGGCTTTTTTATTTCTTTTTGTTCAGCGCATCGAGACCGTCGACTATATCCGCCATACCGCTCAGGTGCGCACCGATTGCCGAATAAATAGTGCCTACTACAAGCAAGCCGATAAAAACGCCTACCCAAAACGGGATGACGTCGCCCGACATACCGCTGAGGCATACGCCGATTATCTCCATGACCGCCGCAACATATATAATCACCGCCACGACACTGAATACCGCCGACGTTCTTCTCAGCCACGGCACGGAGTCGGGCGCGTACTGTTTCACCGGTCGGCTGTCACTGTGCGCTTCACGGTACGCCTTATCTGTCTCGTCGCCTTCCTTCAGCGACACGCCGGTCATATCTACCCCGATTCCGCTGTCGGTGCAGTATGGGCATCGTATCGCGTCGTCAGGGACTTCTCTGCCGCACCTGTTGCATTTCTTGCTCAAACCCAATCACCCTTTCATCTGCTCAATGATTTTCTTGAACAACTCCTGCTTCTCCGGAGACACGCTCCGGTAAAGCTCGAGCAGTTCTTTTTCTTCGGAGGACAGCTCGTCCGGGCTGCCCGTGGGGGCGGGATCGTCAGTCTCGCCGGTGAGGTAGGCGGGAGTAGTAGAGAGGATTGATGCAAACGACGCAATCTCATCGGATGTCGCGCTACATTTACCATCCCATACGTTGTTCAGATATTGTTTGCTTTTGCCAACTGCATCGCATAGATGCTTTTGAGACACACCGGTGATCTTGCAACGCTCTTTGATTCTAACTTTGAAAATGTCCATATTGAACAAAGTACTCCCTCCCTCTTTGTGCACATCGCAGAATCCAACGAAAGTTCTATTAACCCCTTGACATAGAACGAAAGTTGGAGTATAATATTATCAGTCACAAATTCGTGACAGGCAAAACGACGCCGGGTGAGGGCACTCCGTATTCAGGCGGATTCCTGAATGCGGTTATTTTCTGGGATGTGCGATAATCGAAATGTCGGTGAACTCAGTCGCTTAAACGGTCAGTTGATTAAAGCGTCAGACCAAGCATTAAGAGGTCAACGATGAGTTGGAGAATGCAGACGGTTAGGTACAGTTTCTCGAATTTACTCACAAGACCACCTCCCCATTACGGTTCGGCGCTCTGTGGCGCTCTCAGTATAGGGTGTCGAGCCCTCACCCGACGGTTGCTATGTGGTACTACTATTATATCACGTTGTCATCGATTTGTCAAGATTTTGTGCCAAATTCAAGGAGGAAAAAACCATGACAGAACAAACACAGGGCAACAAAGAATGGCTTGCAAGAATCAAAAATGACCAGGGCATACTGGTCAACAGTCTGATCATGCAGGCGCTCAACGCCGCAAGAGCGATCAACGCCAGCCTCAGCATCTGGTCTGACAAAGGCGGCGGCCTGATGGTCAGCGCCGGAGACAAGCGCAAAAGGTCATATGTCCGGTTCGGCGACGACATCAAAAACTCGGAAATCGACGACCTTGTCGACATCGTCGAGTGGCTGCTGAACGGAGCGCCGGAGGAAAAAGACGAGGCGGAAGACGACGATTAAAATGGAGGAGAACACCATGACCACCAACGAGGAGCTAAGGGAACTTCTCGACGAAATCAAAGCGTTCCGTGCCGACGTCACCGAGACCATGCGCCGGTTCGACGAGCGGATCGCAGAGTGTGAGAAGGCTCTCATCAAGGAAAAACAAAAACGGAAATCGAAGGACGAGAAGATCGCGGCAGACCTGAAAGCTCTATACGAAGCGGTCAACGAACTCGCCAAAACGCCGATCTGGGAAGACAAATACGACCACCGGATCGCGATAAGCCGGAAAGCGGCATACGCCAGATTCAAGGAAATCGGCGTAAAACCGAAAGACGCGCTGGACGCCCTCGCAAGGAACGGATACCTCGTGAGGGACAGCGAAGGAAAGAACACCCGCACGGTAAGACACGGGCGTGAAGTAGAAAGGGCGGTGATGATAAACAATGGATATATCGAAATTTCTGGAAACGCATAAGCTGACCGGACGATGGCTGATTGCACAGCTCCGTATGGTCGGCTACGAAATCTCGGACAGTTTCCTCAGCCGGATTCTCTCCGGCGAGCGGAACTCCGACTATGCGCAGGAAGTCCGCGCGGCGGCAACCGCCATCTGCTACCGCTACGGAAAGAGCATGGACATGGACGAAAGGAGCGCCACGAATGCCGAGGCTGTCCAAAACGGTAGCTGAGAAGCAGCTCGACGCACTCCGGGACTCCGTTGACATCTACATGATGAAACGGACGCGAGACGGCGTTGACTGCTCAACTGCCGCCGCCGCGTTGGGGTTCAAGTACTCAACCCTCCGCGACCGGCGGAAAAGACCGGAAACGTTTACAATAGGTGAAATCCAGCGTATCGCGAACACGCTGAACGTCACCGTCCCGACATTGCTCGGGGAGAATAATTGATTAAAGGAGAAAACCAAAATGTACCAGGAGAAAAAGCAGAACATGAACCAGAACGCGAATGAAAACAAGAGGGGCGCTGACATCCGTGTCGAGCACGTTGAACTCGGCAACGATGCTTTCGACAAGCTGAGAGAAATCATCGGCGGTGTTCTGATCGACAGCATGATGAAAAAGTTCGAGGGAGACCCGGACAAGCTGCTCGGTTTCCTCATTCACCGCGCGGGGAATCAGGAACCGATATTTGGGCACGAGCTTGATCTCGCGGATATATACTGTGACCGTGATCACTACACGTTCCGCTTATACGATGACAGCAGAAAGGCTGAGTTCATCGCCAATCACCTCGAACTCACCGTCGAAAACCTCGAGGACACCGTCCGCAAAGTCCTCCGGCACGATCAGAAGGCGCTGAGGGACATCGCCGACGAGATGGCGGACGAGGACTGAATAGGGGATAAGGAGAAAACCATGAACAAAAGGCAGAAAAAGAAATACACCGACCGGGTTCTCGCGTTGGTGTCTGACGTTACCTATGAATCGAACGGGCAGCACGATGTTTTCCGCGGCTCGATAGTGGCGGGAGACAAAGCCTTCCGCAGGTGCTGGAATTGGATGAAGAAGAACGACATCTTCACCCCGCTCCACGAGGACGAGCCGATACTTGCGCCGGATCGCTGCTACTCCATAGCGCTGAGCGTGACGCCGAGCGGCGCGAGAATGGCAAGCGTCTGCTCATGGGAGAGAAAGATATGAATAAGACCGACTTCGTCCACTCCCGCCTCTCCCCGCTGCTCCGCGCCCTCGACGACGACATCCTCGCGGTCTCATACGGAAAGGTCGACACGAAAGAGCACGTTTATATCGTCTTCGTCGGCGGCTATCTCGCCATCGATGTCTCGGGACTTAACAACGCCGGAATCACAGAACTTGTAACAAGGAGGCTCATTCGCAATGATAGAGGCAGCAAATAAGATCGCGTCGGACAAGCTCCATCGCATCGAGCAGGAGCACAACAACGAGCTGAGGCGTGAAAACGCTGAACTCCGCGCAATGGTGCGAGCGCTCCTGGCAGCGCACACCGTTGAGATTGAAATTGAGCGTGGGAGGGCGAAATTCTATGATGCCGCGATTCTGGACTGACATTGTGATCGACGACGTTCTCAGCCGCATCCGGGCGGGAGAGAGAACGGCGGATATCGCCGAAGAGTACGCAATCAGCGCCGCGTCGCTCAGGAGCGTCATATGGCAGCGTCGAGGCTCCGTTGTGAGCGAAGCCCGGCAGAAGATGTACGCCGACATGGCGAAGCTCTGGGGGGCAGGATGGACGGTCCCTCAGATCGCCCATAAGTACAATATGAACCCCCAGACCCTGGCGCACATAATCACGCGGCGTCGCGACCTCTTTTTGAGGAAGAACAAAAGGAGGGCGAAAGCATGATCGCCAAAGATGAAATCCTCGCCGAACTCGAAAACACCCCCGAGCCGGAAAAGAAACTCCACGAAATCGCCGCCCGGACGAGGCTGCCGGTCATGGTCATCCGGAAAATCCTGAAAGGTCTCGTCACCGTCGTCCCGCCGGAGCGCGGACACGACAACACCGACCGCGTCGCGGAAAGCCACATCGAAAAAGGCGTCAACCGCGGAAGATGGTCGGACGAAGACATCCAGTACATGGCGGAGTGCTGGAACCGGGGCGCGGACATCTGCGAAATCGCCGAAGCCGTCTGCCGGTCGGAGAAAGCCGTCCGCGGCGCCATGCAGCGGAACCGCAAACTCTTCCCCCGCCGCCACGAGCGCGGGAGAATCTGGACGCCGGAGGAAATCGCCCGCGCCGCCGATATGTGGTCGGATCGCGATATCAGCGAATCGGAAATTTGCAACGCACTGCACAGGTCGCGGAGTGACTTCTACCAGCTCCGCGCCGAAAACCGCAAGCTCTTCCCGCCGAGGCGGAACAACTACAGGAGGGCTGAACCGTGAAAGCACGAATGTCCCCCGCCACCGCGCGGCAGAACCTCCCGGCGGGGACGCAGGAAGCCGTCCGGGCTATGGTCGACGCCGAGTTCGCGGAACGACAGAAAATCTACGCGAACAGAATTCTGCTCGCCGTGTGCCTCGCGCTGAATGATATCGCGGGATTCGGCGACAAACGCCTGATGTACATACTCCAAGGCATCGAAGACATCACGTCCGACTACGCCGAAAGAGCCGGAAAGAACTACAGACCCGAAACCGCCGAGGAGGACAAAGTCGCACAGATGATGCAGGACGAGCTCCTCGGGCGCGGGAGAACACACATAGTTATAAAATCGAAATAAGGAGAATGATTATGAAAAGCGAAAACGAGAAACTGACGGAAGCCGCGAGAATGCTCAGCAGGAACTGTGAGGAACGTCTCGACAGCTGCAAGGGCTGCCTGTTCTGCCGCAGCGACCTGCTCTGCAAACTTCGCGGGGTTCCGGCGGAATGGAACAGGGATTTTGGACTTGACGAGCATATTGTTGACGTCAACAAAAAGGTCGGCACACCAACTGATACACCAACTGCGACCGATACACCAACCGACACACCAACTACCCGCGCCGAAATCCTCGACGCCGCGAAGAAAATCGTGACCGGGGATCGGGAGAAGCAGTACGGAAGACCGGAGGACAACTTTGCGGTTATCGCGAGATTTTGGGAGGTGTACCTGAATCAACGCTGCGTCGACGCAATGTCCGGCTTCATGCTCAATCCCGACGACGTCGCAATGCTCATGGCGCTTATGAAAGTCGCGAGGATCATGACCGGGACGTTTAAAGGAGACAGCTATATCGACGCTTGCGGGTATCTGGCTTGCGCGGCAGAGATCGTCGGGAGGATACATGAGAAAAATTACTGAGACACACACTGGCAAAATCGTGTCCGATACAGATCTGGGTATCGAATACCTTTATGTTGGTGACTACGGAAAGGAAAACAATATAAAGGCGGACTTCCTCGGATATACAAAACGCATCGAAAAGGTCGAACACAAGCCTGTCAGTCTCGCCGACAAGCTTGTCGTTACCGTGTCCAGTCAGAAGGGCTGCCCGATGGACTGTAATTTCTGCGACTGTCCGAAGTTTGGCTTTCATGGAAACGCGAGTATAGCAGAGCTTGTCTCGGAGATCACAACCGGTATAGCCCTTTCGGGCATCAAGCACGGCCAACGTCTTAATGTACATTATGCCCGCATGGGTGAGCCGACATTTAATCCGAGCGTCATCGCGTCGGCTCGCATTATCGCCGAAATGGTTACGATGGACGGGGCGGATGTTTCTTTTGATACCTATCATCCTGTCGTTTCGACCATGATGCCAAAATCCAACAAGAATCTCGAAAACTTCTTACGGGCATGGGTTGAGACGGGGTTTGTGTATGGCGGCGAGGATGGCTTCGGCTTACAGTTCTCCATCAACACACTTGACGAAACGCAGCGCAACGAGATGTTCCGTCATCGGTCGCTGTCCCTTAAGGAGATCGGCGATATTGTCAAGTCACTTCCGGTGCCGAAGAAGCGCAAATACACTCTGAACTTTGCTGTCACGTCCGCCTGCAATCTCGATGTCGACCTGATGAACCAGTATTTCGATAAGGACAGGTGCATCGTTAAGATCACACCGATTCATGAAACAGTTGAGGCCGTTCGTGAGGGCTACGAAATTGTCACAGACTTTGATGTCTATGAAAAATTCGAGAAGCCGCTCAAAGAAGATGGCTGGGATGTGATTGTCTTTGTGCCGAGCAAAGAAGAGGACGCTGATCGTATTACCTGCGGCAATTCGCTGATTGCCCACAAGAGCCTGCTGAAAAAATCAAAAGATATGGAGGACGAACAATGACTGATATAGAATACATCGCGCAGAAGCTGAGCCGGGAGGACATTCTCTGCCAGCTCGCGGAGGAAGCCGCCGAACTAGCGCAAGCGGCGCTGAAGCTCAGGCGGGCGATCACCGGGACAAATCCGACGCCGGTTTCGGTTGATGACGCGGATCACGCATTGAACGAAGAAATCGTCGATATTGCTGTTGCCACTGAAGCTTGGTTCGAATCCGAGGTCGGCGGTATTGATGGAGTAGAGACCGACGATATTATAAGCGCCCTCGGCACTTTCGCGGATATAAAGATTGCCCGATGGGCACAGCGACTGAAAGAGAAGGAGGACGATCATGATTAAAATCGAAAACATAGTCGAGTACAAACGCGCGGGCGATCCGGAATGGTGTTTCGTCTGCGCTACCCGCGACTACGAAGCCGCGCTGATGACGTTCGAGGACGTGAAGAAGATACTTCGGGATGCCGCCGAAATCAGAATCCGGGTGAAAGTCACGCAGTCGCAAATTGCGGAAGAATGGAGAAGGGAATGAAACAGACTGAAATCATAGCGCAGCTCAGGAGCTTGCGCGAATCGCAGGCAGACTTCGCAAGGACGAACGGCGATGAAATTTTCAAGCGCGATGTTGAAGCACTCGACGCCGCTATCGAGGCGCTGGAGCGGATCAGGTGGAGGAAAGTCGGGGATAGACCGCCGGAGGACGGCAAAGAAGTTCTCTGCTGGTACGAGTATTTCCGATATGGTAGCTATAATCGTATGTTTCAGACATACGGCATCGGACGCTGTTATAACAAGATGTGGTGCGGCGAAGTGGCGAACGGAATCCGTGCGCGAGTAATCGCGTGGATGCCGCTTCCCGAACCGCCGAAAAGGAGAAAACAATGGAGATTAGCAGAATGCCACGAAATTAAAGCGGAAGAGGCGGAGCGTGTCACAGTGTGGCAAGCCGCTGCCGAATTTGGTCGCTCCGCAAGTGACACATGGGAAAATGCGAATAGTGCGGCCAAGACCTTGGCTGACGCACTGTACAAACCGGAGGAAGATAAATGAACAACACATTCGAAAAACGCGCAATGGCGTTTATGAACTGCCCGTGGAAATCCACTGCCGGATGTAATTTTATCTGCGTAGAGTGCTTCCGCAGTGATCCAGATGGGCTTAGGACATTGCTTGATGATTTCAACAGACTCGGGGAACGGCTAAAAATAATGGAGGATAAAAATGGCTGACGCACATATAATCTGGAAGGAACGGGAAGTCAGAGAAGAAACATATTATAACAGCGGGCATTTATGGGAAGGTGAACCGGTCTATTTTCTGAAATACGTTCACTACATTGACAAAATTCCACTCTGCTCTCGCTGTGGCAAGCATATCGACGACACATTCATGCACTACTGCCCGAACTGCGGCGCGAAGATAGATGAGGAGGGCAAGCAATGACTGAATTCAGCCGATCGGACTGGCGTCACGCAAGGAAACCGCACAAATGCTACTTGTGTGGCAAGGAAATACAAAAAGGTGAGAGGTATTTTTATGCTGACGGTAAAGCTGATGGTGTGTTTTTTCACGACCACTATCACGAATCATGCGAAGAAATACTCAGTCTTTATTTCAGAGCGCATTCCGGCGACGATGAGTGGGATCACTGTTGGGTGACGGACTGGATCGAGGAGTATTGTCAGGATAACTGTGAACAGTATGGGCAATGTGGTCGGAGCGTATTCGAGTGCGATAAGGTCAGAAAAATGCTAAGAGGGGCTTTGACGAATTGATGAAAGGAGCAAATCAATGACTATCCGTATTGAGGAGGACGAGCAATGAACAACAAACAAGCATCGGGCGAAATCGGTTTCGCCGGTCTGCTGACGATAGTCTTCATCATCTTGAAGCTGTGCGGCATTATCGCGTGGTCATGGTGTTGGGTACTGTCTCCGCTGTGGATATCAGCGATATTGTGGGTGATTGTAGTGGTCATCGTATTACTTGCAGGAGGGCGGAAAAATGGACGCAGCTAATTTTATCGTGACGCGTGACAGAATGTGCAAGTCGTTTAACAATCGCTGTAGGGGATGCGAAATAGCAAATCGCATGGACGGCAACGAATCGTGCAACGATTATATCAAACGCTGCCCCGCCGAAGCCGTTGCGATTGTTGAGAAATGGAGCAAGGAGCACCCGAGGAAGACGAGACAGTCGGAGCTTTTGAAGATATTCCCGAATGCTCGTAGGTGGGACAACTTCATAGACCTCTGCCCGCAAATGATAGAAAAATTCGATTGCCCGCAAAAGCATGTGATGGACAATTGGAAGTCTTGTGCGGAGTGTAAGGGGCAGTATTGGAACGAGGAGGTTGAATAATGGACGCGGTTGAATTCTTTGAAGAGCATGACAGGATGTGCAATTCATTTGGCGGTGATTGCACAGGCTGTGAAATTTACAAAGTGACAATGAGCAGCTTGACTTGCAATGCTTTTATTTTTACTCGTCCGCGGGAGATGGTCGCGATCGTCGAGCGCTGGGCAAAAGAGCATCCGAGGAAGACCCGGCAGAGCGAGCTTCTGAAGCTGTTCCCGAGGGTGGACATGACCGCTGATGACGTGATCGCGTTCTGCCCAGAAAGCATGGATTCGGCGTTTGCCTGCCCGATCAAAGAGCGTGATCACTACGATCCAGAGTGCGGCGAATGCCGGAAGAAGTACTGGCTCGAGGAGGTGGAAGACGATGATCAAAGCAACGATTAAAACCGGAGAAAATGGCGTACTCAAGCTTGAAGGCACTGTGGAGGAGATTACAAAAGAGGTCGCGGGTCTCATTCAGAGCGTCTATCTGACATTGGATGAACCGACCAGAGCAATCTACAAAGAGGTGCTGCTTATTGCGATAAGGGAGGGTATGATACTCAATGATCAATAAAAACACCATGAAGCTTATCAAAGAAACCATCCGCGACTATGTGAATGAACACATTGACAAGGCTGACAAAATGCAGATAACCGTCGACGACGTGTATGTCGTCTGGTTCTGCAAGACGCTCCAGAACTGGAAGGTGCTCGCGAGTACGACTGTGCCGGACGGAATGTACTACGAGCTGACATACAACGGGGACAAAGACGAGATGTATCTCGACGCTTACAAGAAGTTCGAGAACCGGTGCATACGGGGTGAAGAGAAGTGAAAATCCTCGGATCAACCCCGTTCGTCCTACTGTACATCTCCGTCGCGATTCTTGTCGCGGGATGCGTGCTCGGAGGGGCGGAGGAAAAATTCAAGCCGTTTGAAATCTGGCCACTTGCTATGGTGCTGATGGCTCTGGGCAGCGCATTCGTGATGTTCACCGGATATCTTGCCTTTGAGTACGCAGAACGCAAAATCAAAAACGGGAAAATCGATGAGGAGGACGACGATGGCGATTAAGATAATCAAGCCGGGCAAAAAGCCCGAGCCAATTCATTTCGAGTGCAAGCACTGTGGGTGTATTTTTGAGGTGGACGCGACAGACTACGGCGACCATATGGGAGGACCATTTTCGCCGGACTATGCAGCATTTTGCCCGACGTGTCACAAATGGTGCTTCTCCAAAGGAACAAAGAAAGGATAAAGGCAATGGCGACTAAAATCATCAAACCCGGCAAGACCCCCGACGCATTCCGGTTCAAGTGCCCCCACTGCGGCTGTATCTTCGAGACAGACATCGTAAGCATGCGTCACATATGGCTGCGCCCCGACTACTTCGCGACCTGTCCAAACTGTCACCGGCTGTGCTGCACGGATGGTGATCATCACGCGGCGGACGATGAGTAAACCCCGCTATATCTGGTGAAATGAAAGGAGAAAAGTCAATGCCCATCAAACTCGCAACCCTCATCGTCAAAGTCCTCGACTTTATCGCGGAGCACCCGGAGCTAGAAACCGATTTCGATATCTGGCGCGTAAGCCCCGAGCGCGAACTTCGCGCGTCGTTCTGCTACAACTACAAAAGCGACCTGGACGCGCTCGGAATGCCCGTCGCGAAATGCCGGTACATAGAAAACGGGCGACTCATCAAGTCGATGGATTTCCTCGCGTCGGAAGAGAACTTCAAGCTCCTGCTCGAGGGGCTTGAAAAGCTGGGGGAAAAGCACCATGATCATTAAAGACTCCATTGCCGAATACCACGCAAAACCAAGTGTCAGCAAGACGAAGCTCTGGCGGCTCCTGAGCGACACCCCGGCAAAGTTCAAGTGGCTCGAAGACCATCCCGAGCCGCCAACCGCCGCGATGCAATTCGGCTCCGCGCTGCACAAATACGTGCTCGAGCCGGATGGATTCTTCGACGAGTACGCCGTCGCGCCGCAATGCGACAGACGAACGAAAGCCGGGAAGGAAGAATATCGGGCGTTTGTGGAAAATGCACAAAACAAGGCAGTAATCTCAACCGACGACATGGTACTCATCTCCGAAATGACCACCGCTATCCGGGCAAATCCGCGCGCCGACTTCCTTCTTCGGGGCGAGGTCGAAACGTCCTACTACTGGCAGGACGAAATGACCGGGCTCGACTGCCAGGCGCGTCCCGACTGTGTGAAGATGATCGACGGCAAAGCGCTGATTGTCGACCTCAAAACCTGCGCGCGCGCCGACACCGAGACGATGGTGAAGCAAGCCTACGCCCTCGGGTACGATATGCAAGCCGCAATGTTCATCGAGGCAGTGAGCAGAGAACACAATGTCGGGTGCGACTTCCTGTTCGTGTGCATCGAGAAAGAACCGCCCTACCTCATCAACATCCTGCAAGCCGACGATCTCATGATCAAGAGCGGGCAGGACCGATTCCGGGAAGCTATCGGGATTTACAAATCCTGCCTCGACTCCGGGAACTGGTATGGGTACGAAGGCGCGTTCGGGATGGTGAACACGCTGAAACTGCCGAAATGGGTCGAGAAAGAACTTGAATAGGGGGCGCGGCCATGATAGATGGAATGTCATTGCCCGAATCGAAGCTCTGTGGGCTGAACGGTGTCGAGAGCTGGCGGAGGGCGATGATCGGCGTGAAGCGAGAGCCTAAGCCGGTCAGCAAATTCACGAGCTATTCACCGCCTGATGCTGATTCGCTGGGGCTCATTGACAAGGCTGCCGTGGAGGACTACCTCCTCGGACGCGACATTGAGTGGTGCAAGACTATCGGCGAAGTAAAGGCTTATCATCGGCGCATAAACAAAGCGCTCGACGAAGTACTCAACGAACTATTAAAAAAAGAATTGATTAAAAGGAGCACAGAAAATGGATAACGTACAGGAAATCATCCCCGCGACCGCCGAACAAGCCGTCGCGCCGGTCAACGCAGCGCCGATGAACGTCACCAATATGTGGGTGGACAAGGACGCCTTTGAACAGGCGCAGCGCGTCGCGATCATGCTGTCCAAATCGCAGATGATCCCGGAAAAGTACCAGAACAAACCGCAGGACTGCTTCGTCGCTATCGAAATGGCGGCGCGCGCCGGACTCTCCCCGCTCGCCGTCCTTCAGAACGTCGACGTCGTGAAAGGCAAGCCCCGCTGGAGCGGTCAGGCGTGCATGGCTATCATAAACTCGTGCGGGCGCTTCCGCGATGCTCGCCCGGTCTATACCGGCACGAAAGGCACTGACACCCGCGCCTGCTTCATCCGCGCGATCCGGATTTCGGACGGCGAAGTCGTCGACGGCACCGAGATCTCCATGAAAATGGCGGCGGCTGAAGGCTGGATGAGTAATACGAAGTGGAAGAATATGCCGGAGCAGATGCTGTTCTACCGTGCGGCGGCGTTCTTCGCGAGGATGTACTGCCCATCGGAGCTCCTCGGCGCGATAGTCGAAGGCGAGCCAGAGGACATCGAAGCGTCAAGGCAGAAGCAGTCCGGCGCATCAGCGACCATGACAGCCGCCCTCGACGCCGCAATCGCCGCCGGGAAGGAAAACAAATAATGCTGAACAAAGTCACTTTTCAGGGCAGATTCACCGCCGACCCGATCATGAAGCAGACTCCCAGCGGCGTCAGCTTCTGCAACTTTGACGTCGCGTGGAGCGAAAAATACAAGGAGGTCGAATCAACCTGCTTCCTGAAATGCCGCGCGTGGAGAACTACGGCCGAATTCCTGCCGAAATATTTCCACAAAGGCGACCAGGTTATCATTGAGGGGCAACTCATCACCAACTCGTGGACGGACGACCAGGGGCAGAAACACTCCACGATAATCTGTGACGTCGACAAATGCCACTTCTGCGGCGCGAAGGGCGGCGCTCAGGGCGCGGGAAACTATCAGGCAAGCAACTATACTCCTCCGGCGAGAATGACCGCTCCGGACGCTCCTAGCGTGTCTCAGGACGTCCCCAACTTCGAGGTTCTGCCCGAGGGCGACGTGCTGCCGTTCTGAGGTGAGGCATGATAATTCCAAAATCTGTAAAAATTGGTGGCAAAACATACAAGATCGAAATAACCGACCGACTCGATTTCGGAATAATAAGTTGCTCCGGCGAAATTTTGTATGATAAACTCATTATTCGTGTTGCCCCGAACGCAGAGCAGATGATGCACGGCGTTCTGCTGCATGAAATCGTGCATGGCATACTTCAAAATCTCGGATATCGTGACCACGATGAGCAGAAGGTCGATGCGCTCGCAAATGCGCTTCACGCGCTGATTGTTGACAATCCCGGTATGTTCGAGAGGAGGCAGAAACAGTGACAATCCAAGTCGACTCGAGGGAGAAAGCCCACATCATCGAGGGAATTATCCGATACTTCGACGAGCAAGGGATAAAACACTACTCCTCAAAGCTCATCGTCGGCGACTATATGAACCTTGACAATCCAAAATTAATTTGCGACCGCAAACACAATTTGTCGGAAATTGCCAACAACCTCACCAACGACTCCGGGCGGTTCATGCGCGAAGTGCGACTCGCGAAGGAACTCGGAATCCATCTCGTCGTGCTGTGCGAGCACGGCGGGTGGTGCAAGTCGATCCGCGATGTCAAAGACTGGCATAACCCGATGCAAGGAAAAATTCCATACGCGATAAGCGGGAAAGAGCTTATGGAGCGCATTTACAAAGTCCATATCGCGTACGGCGTCGACTTCCTGTTCTGCGACAAGCGATGCACCGGGCGGCGGATCGTCGAGATTCTGGGGGGTGCGAAATGAACCGCAGACTGTTGAAAATGCGAACCTACTGGAAGAACAGTGACCGACTGATTCTGTGGTTCGCGGCGCATTATCCGGAGCGCGTGGTTCTTCCCGAGGCGGAGTTGGAGAGCATCGGGAACGGAACCCTCCTCGACTACATCGAGCTGTGGCAGGAATCACCGAAGGGGCTCGAAGAGAGGCGGAAGTTCATTCGGGAGTGCTTGGAATTCTGCCGCAACGGGAGGACGAGCCCATGAGCGACTATCCCCGCTACGACATGGAGGCGGTCAAAGCGACCGTCTCCGTTCCCGACGCGCTTGAGCGGTACGGCGACTTGCATAAGCGCCGCGGGAACCGCTGCCCCTGCCCTATTCACGGCGGGAAGGACAACAACCTCTCGTTCCGGAACGACTCCTTCCACTGCTTCGTCTGCGGCGCTGGCGGAGATGTCATCACGCTGGTCGAAAAGATTTTTAACCTCTCCTTCCCGGACGCCGTGCGGAAGCTCGCCGAGGATTTCGGGATCGCCCCGGGCGTTGATCCGGAGGCGATCAGGCGGCGGCAGCTCGCGGCGGAAGCACGGAAAAGGCGGGCTGAACGCGAAAAAGACGACTTTCGGCGCCTCGCGACGTTCTATCACCAGGTGCAGGACCTTCCGTCGACCCCGTTCCGCGACAACTGCGTTCGCACGCTCGCCGCGACTATCGACGAGATCATCCAGCGCGGGGACGCGAGCAGCTACCCGGTCGACGAGATAATCTCGACCATGCGGCAGGGGCTGCAACGGGAGCGGCAACTAAGAACGTCTGTTCATTTCGCACAGACTTTCCCCCCACCATTTCACGAAAGGACGTAACAAACCGTGGCTGAAATCATCGAGCCCAAAATCAAAGAACTCCCGGCGTGGACGCTCGAGGATTTCGAGAGCGCCGTCCCGCACAACTGGCTCTACAGCAACTATTACAAGAATCCTTTTACATATCGTCGCGCACTCGTCAAAATAGACGAAGCCGCCCGCAAAATCGGCTACCCTGGGTTCAAGGCGGAAATGCGCGACTATGTGAAAGAATTCGGCGACGGCAAAGTCAACGAGAGCGACTATACCAACTCGACCGAGTTCACCGGACAGCCCATCGAACTGAACTGCGGCAAGTACATTTGTACGGATACAGGCGTTTCCGTTCCGTCCCTCGGCGAGGTCACGACTATCTGCCCGCACCCGATCCTGATTTCCGGTCGACTCGTCAATCTCGACTCCGGAGAGGTCCGGCTCGAGGTGTCGTTCAAGCGGTCAGCGGAATGGCGGACCGTCGTCGTCGAGAAGATCATCCTCGCGTCGGCGGCGAAGATCATCGACCTTGCCCGGCTCGGGATCGCTGTCGACTCCGAGAACGCGAAAGCTCTCGTCAAGTACTTTACCGACCTCGAGGCGTGGAATTACGACCGACTCCCCGAACGGCACTCCGTCGCGCGGGTCGGATGGACGACTTCCGGAAAATTCGTGCCGTACGCCGACTCTGTGGAGTTCGACGGCGCGCCCGGGTTCAGGGCTGTGTTCGACTCCTTCCACCCGAACGGAGACCGCGACGCCTGGTTCAAAGCCGCCTCGAAAGCCCGGAACGAGAGTACCATCGCGCGGATTGTACTCGCCGCCTCTCTCGCGTCCGTTCTCGTCGGACCGCTCCACGCGCTGCCGTTCTTCGTGCACGTCTGGGGCAGAGCCGGAAACGGCAAGACCATGCTCTTGAAGCTTGCCGCGTCCGTCTGGGCGTCCCCCAACTCGTCAGAGGGGTATGTGCGCAACTTCAACTCGACTTTCGTCGGGCTGGAGACCGCCGCGGGATTCTTCAACTCCGCCCCCCTCTGCGTGGACGAGCTGCAAGTCGTCAAAAACCGCCGCGACTTTGACGATATAATCTATATGCTCGCCGAAGGTCAAGGGCGCTCCCGCGGGTCGAAGGACGGGTCTTTCCAGCAGATCAAGTCCTGGCAGAACACCATCATCACCACCGGAGAAATGCCCATCTCGAGCGACTCTTCCGGCGCGGGCGCGATGAACCGCGTCATCGAAATCTCATGCGGGGACGAGCGACTTCTGGACGACTATCGCGGACTTTCCGACACGCTGTCCCACAACTGGGGCTTTGCGGGGAAAGAATTTGTCGAAGGACTCACACCGCAGGTGCTTGAAGCCGCGAAGAAGGTGCAGGAAGAGTACCGCGCGGCATTTGAGGCGTCAGCGACTACCGAAAAGCTCGCGCTCTCAGCGTCGCTGATCCTCACTGCGGATGCTCTCGCGGAGCTGCTGATCTGGCACACCGGCACGCAGCTGTCGGCGACCGACGTCGCGAAATACCTCCCGACCAAACAGGACGTTGACGCCAATCAGCGGGCGCTCGAGTGGCTTTACGGGACTATCGCCGAGAACCGGTCGAAATTTGTCGCCGAAGACGGAATGCCTATGCGGGAAGTCTGGGGCGAGTACAAGGACATTTCGGACGGCAAGCCGTTTATCGCCATCATCGGCACGGTGCTGTCCCGGATCATGAGCGACGCCGGGTTTAATTATAAGGCATTCCTGTCGTGGGCACGCGATCATGGGCACATCCGCATCGGCGAAAAGAACACCGTCCCCGTTCGTGTGCACGGCGCGCTCGCGAAGTGCGTCTGCCTTTACGAAGGCCCCAACGGGGAAGGGAAATTGACATTTTAGACGAAATCACAAATTGTCAGCGACTTTTCGGGCATATATTGTGTATCTTTATTTTGCAGTTACCCCGGTTACCACCCCATTACCCCACCGGGGTAACAGAAAAGCACCCGTAAAACCTGGCAAAATCGGGTGTTGTTACCCCGTTACCCCAATTTTGCGATTTTATATGCTATATACGCGTGAGAAAAAATTTTTGAGATAGACACAAAAATGTACGCGCGTATACGAGAATATAGGGGTAACAGGGGTAACAGGGGTAACATATATAATATATGCCCATTCTACCTGACATTTTCCAGTTACCCCATTTTCGGGGCGAGGGGTAATGTGGGGTAACGGGCGAAAGGAGATCAAAGCATGAACAATCTATCGAGAATCGAGCAGGAGACAATCATCCTGTTCAACGAAGCGGAAAACACAGCGACTATTGAGACGCACAACGGACGGCTGAAGCGGAAGCTCGACCGGCTCGCGACGGAGAGACCGAATGAGGTCACCGCACAGAATGGAAACGACGGCGCAAGGAAATATGCCGTGCCAAAACGGTGGGTGACTGTGAACGCGCCGCGGGTGATGAGTGAGGAGCAGAAAGCAATTTGCGCCGAGCGGTTAGCGGAACAGCGCAGAATCAAATCTGAGATCGGATAAGTCCATCGCGCAGGGCGCAACGGAACGAAGTTTGCTCCGGGAGGGTAAATATATATCCCCGGAGTGTTGAACGAGAAACACACACAGTGGTGAGAAAATGGAGCAGGAGATGGAACAAAACATGAGCGACGAAAAGAAAACCAACTCGGACGCGCCGAAGAAGAGGGGCAGACCGAAGGCACCGCCGAAGCCGAAGAAGGAACGAGCTGCACCGGCGCCGCCGAACTCCTACGCAAGGAAACGGGCGGTCGAGTATGCCGAAAGCGTCGCGGAGCGCGTCGATGAGAAAGATAAGGCGGCTATCGTCAATGCGCTGACGCTGCCCGAAGAGGATATGCCCGACGCAAGGCAGTACAAGAAAACGACCGATAGGGCGAAGTACCTCCCGAGTAAGGTCTGGACGCCGGAGAACGACGACGAGCGTGCATTCGTGAGCCAGATTCTCCGCGAACTGCTGACCGAGTTCCGGAAACCAACCGTGAAGGACGACGACGAAATGGCGGAGAGAATCAGCGACTACTACGACCGCTGCGCGAACGAGGGACGGACGCCGGTGTGGGAGGAAGTGTGCCTGAGCCTGGGGTATGGATTGCAGAAAGTGAACGCGATTATACATGGGACGGAGCGGGGGTTCACGGCTATCACCCCTGAGATCCTCAAAAAGGCTAAAGATTTTCAACAGTCTTTTGATGCGAAACTCGTGGTCGCCGGGAAGATGAATTTTTTAGCATATTGCTTCCGGGCAAAGTGCTATTACGGGATGCGGGATAACGCAGAATTGCCAGAAACTACGCGAAATCCGATGGGTGAGGCGAACCTCACGCCGAAGCAGCTGCAAGAAAGATATTTGCAGGGGATGAGGGAAAGCGACTATGAGGACAAGACGATAAAGTGACCGAAAGTTTAGATTTTCGACACAATGAGCGACTTTGGTAGTGACGTATTGCTAAAAGTGTTGTGCAATATGACGAAAGCCTCGGCGACTATCAGACGGTCAGCGACTATCGAGCGACTATCGCGAACCGAGAAAATAAAAATCCGGTTTTTGAAACTCGCAGAAAAGATTTTCAAAACCGGATCGGAAATTTTTCGGAAATCGGCGGGAAACCGAGCGGAAAATGAGGGGCTGCCTGAGCGGGGCGGTCCCTTTTCTGCGCTGCCGGGGCACCTCGAGACGGCAGAACGGCACGGGCGGCGGGCGTATATGACCGTCCAGGGCGCGCACAGACGGTGCAGGACGGGCAGAAATAGGTGGGGCGGTATATTTACCCTATCGAGGGATTAAACGCGCTAACGGGGCTTGTAGGCGCTCACAGAGATATGCAGCCTCGAGGGCGTGCGGATCGGCGGCGGATCGTGCCGGGCACGCGGGCGGCTGCGCACCCTCTCGAGGCGGTGACGGCGGGCATAGGGCTGTGAGGCTCTGTGAGGCTCTGCGCGGGGCGTTTACACTGCGGGTGATATAGATACCCTCTCGAGGCTTTCAAGACGTTCTGCGGGCTTGTGGGACGTCACAGCGCGGACACAAAAAGCCTCGGCAGTCCAGACGGGCCACAGGGGCATAAAAAGACCGCCCACGCGGGGCGGTCGGGGGTTATGAACGGTGGGCGAGTTCCAGCAGGATCAGCACGGGCACGATCAGGATGTACAGCACTACAAGCACGCTATCACCTCCCGCTTACAGTATAGCACACCGGCGAGCGGTTGTCAAGGGGTTAGCCGATAATAAGGTCATACGGCGCCCGGCGGAGATACTCCGCCAAAAACTCCTCCTCCGTGCACGGTGCCAAGTCTACGTGCACAGCCTCGCGGGTCTCGTCGTCCATCCAGGACGCGATCTCATCCATACCGACGGCGGCGATAGCCTCCGCCGGGGTGCAGTAGCTGCGGTCGTTGTTAATGCTGATGTTTGCCATGATAATCTCTCTTTCTCCCGCCTGTAGCCGGGCGGGGCGGCGATTGTATGTGGTGGCGGGCTTATCTGCCCATCATGCTGTAAAAAGCGTCTGCGGTGATCCGCAGGGCGTCTGCTACGCGCGCCCAGCGATCCCAGGCCGCCATTGCGGCGTCGTGTGTGCGGTACAGCGTGCCGTCACAGTGATACAGCATGCCGTGCTGTAGGATGGTGCCATGCGGCAGTCGGCGCGACGCCGTCGAGTCGATCTTAGCGGCTCCGCGGCGTCCGGCGTCATAGGTGGGCAGGTATGCGGTCATGCTCTCGCCCCCTCTCGCGTGGCGTCGCCCGGATGCCATGTGACGTCGCACTGCGGGGTGAGCCACGCCACATGGGCGTCGTCGGGGCGGATGTAGTCGCGTAGCGTCTCGTCGCAGCTTACATCCAGGTCCAGCCACTGGGCAAAGCCGATCGGATCGCGCCGCTCGAGCTCGTCCAGTATCCAGCCGCGCGTCAGGGCAGTAGCCGCGCTGTAGCTCAGACGGCGGGCGTAGTCCCAATAGTCCAGCAGCTTTGCCGTGGTCGCGCCGGTGATGTGTGCGGGAGTCTTGCCACGCTCCGTGGGGCTGTCGATCGATGCCAAGGTCTCGCGGTAGATGCAGCCGGTGAAGCTGTGACAGGTCGTGCCAGGGCAGGATGCGCCGCGCTTGACACACTCCGCGCACATGGGGTTGATGACCTTTGCCGCCCTCTCGGCGGTCTCGGTCTCCGCTGCGGTCTCGGTCTCCGGCTCTGCTGCCGGCGTGGTCTCGGTGGTCTCTGCGGTCTCGGTCTCCGCTGCCGGTGCGGTGATCCTGATGCGTCCGGTTATAGCGGATGTCAAGGCGTGACGCGGTGCAATGTCTGCGCCCATGGTGTCGCGGTTGTATATGCACTCCATGGTGCGGGCGGCGATTGTCCAGCCGTCATGCGCCGTGTCGATGGTCAGTGCCCACACGGTGGACGGGATGCGGTGGCGGGGCTGATAGACGGCGACGGCGTAGCGGTCAGCGTCTGCGCCGACGGGTGCGGCGCTGATGATCTGCATTGTCCAGCCGTCAGCGGCGATGCCTGCGCCGACAAGCGCGACGCCGATGATCTCGGCGGCTTTGGTGATGGTGTAGTTGTATGTCATGGTGTGATCCTTTCTGCCCTCTCGGGGGCTGCTGTTTACTCTTTACGGTTACTATTATAGCACGATTAACCGTAATTGTCAATAAGATAATCATGATTTTCCGTAAATCGGCGCATTGCACAAATTCAAATGATATTTTTGTGCACCTTTTCAGGGGCTGTTTTTCGCCGTTTCGCGCGGTCCCGACGGGGTTGCAGTCCCGGCACGGCGGGCACCCCGGGGGGGGTGTATTTGCCGGGGAGGCGGCGCGGTTGACCCTCCCCACCAAAGAAAAATCAAAAAAATCTGAAAAAATACGCAAACCCTCTTGACAATTAACCGTAAATGTGGTATAATAGAATCAGCGAAGGGCGGAGCACCCCGAAATAGAATCAGTGAAGGGGAGCATAGCCCCGACGAGAAAGGCGACCGGCGCAGTGGCATGGTCAGAGAATGGAGAATCAATCGCAATGGAGAACCAGGTAAGCAAAGAGAAAATCACGAACGTGGTGGCGTACATCCGCGTCAGCACCGACGGGCAGGTCGGAGAGGATAAGTTCGGGCTGGAGGCACAGCGCGAGCAGATCATTGACTACTGCCGCAGGAATGACATGAACATCGTGAAATGGTACTCAGACGAGGGGGAGAGCGGCGCGAAGTACCGTCCGGGATTCGACGAGATCGTATACGGTGAAGTGAGCAATCCGCCGGTACAGGCGGTCGTCGTGGCGAAGTCAGACCGTGTGGCACGCGACATCAACATCTACTTTTACTATCAAGGGGCGCTTCTCCGCAAAGGGATTGAGCTTATCAGCATTTGCGAGGACTTCGGGCAGTTCGGCGTGTTCGCCGGGATGTTAAAGGCGTTCACCCTCACCTGTGCGGCAATGGAGCGCGACAATATCAGCAAGCGGACGGGAGCCGGACGTGCTGTCAAGGCATCGAGCGGCGGCTACAGCGGCGGGCGCGCTCCGTACGGGTACAAAGTCAGGAATCACGCGCTCGAAATCTACGAGCCGGAGGCAGAGATTGTGCGTGAAGTATTCCACATGAAGGACGATCTCGGCGCGACATATCAGGGAATCTGCGCGAAGCTGAACGGCGACGGGAAGGTGAACCGCAGCGGTTCGAAGTTCTCTATCAGCTCGATTCAGTCGATATACGAGAACAAGAAGACGTACCAGGGGTACTACAAGTACGGCAGTATGAAAGACTACGTTCCCGGAGCGCACGAGCCGATACTGAAATAATTCCAACAACACCACAATAAGATTTAATCAAGCTCCAACAAACCGTAACACCGTAACACAATAACACGTGTAACAGACCGCTTAGTTTGAACTTAGTTTCAAGTTAGTTTTAACTTAGTTATAAACAATGCGCAAACAAGGTGTAAACTGCGGCGCAAGTAAGCAAGTTGCCACGAACTTAACGCTGATTCAACGCTGACTTAACGCTGATTCAGTGTTAAGGCTCCGAGCCACAACCGGCTGTTCTGCAAAGGAAAGACAGCAAACAGTTACCGCAAACGTTCACCTGACCGCGTGAAGCGGTCACCGAACAGCAAGCAACAACAGCAATTATCGGCGGGCATTCCCGCGCACCATCCCGTACCGGCATCCCGCCGCACGGAGTACCGTACCCCTATACTTAGAGCGCCCAGAGCGCCATTTCTTGAAGGAGAGTGGCGTCATGGGCGCTTTTTCATGTGAAGATACTGGAAAGAAGAAATCAAAAAAGGTAAAGAATGGGAACAAAACGATTCTCCCCGGATTCGAGAACTGGAACGACCGGCTGCCGGAGTGCGTCGTGCTGTGCGAGGCTGTCGCGGCGTACGGAACGGACAGCCTTTCAGTCGCGAAAGACTACTTCGACGCGCTGAGAGGACTCGCGCGGGACAATATGACGGAATCGTATGAGGAAGAGCTCGCCTACATGGTCGCGCGGGGGAAAGAATTCTTCGACGTCGTGAACCGTATGCTCGCGAGATCAGCCTCCGCGAAGACGTCAGCCGCGCCGGAATGGTATGAGCTGAAACGGAAAGTCTGCCTCCTGCTCGCGCCGCACTCGTTCGACCACTATATGCAGTATGTCGAATGGAACAGAGAACCGGCACGGAAATTCTGGGTACCGAGAAGAAGCGTTCTGATGGGGCTGTGCAACGATCTGCAAGACCTCGAAGAGCACAAGATTAAATTTCTCGGGGTGAGTATGCCGCCGAGAGTCGGAAAACTCCTGAGCGACGACACGCCGATACTGACTGCGAGCGGGTGGAAACACCACGGCGAATTGAAAGTCGGAGACAGAGTTCTGAATCCGGACGGTGAGTTTATCAGAGTCACGCACGTGTTCCCGAAGGGTTATGCAAATATTCGGGTGCATTTCACGGACGGGACGCATATCGACTGCCACGAACACCACGAATGGGTGGTATTCAACCGCCACAAGCACAAGACAGAGATACGCGAAACGCATTCGATGATGGACGATTTCGAGACCGGCAAAGCACATACGCGCAAGCACAGATATTTTTATCAGCTGCCGAAAATCGCGCCGATAATCGGCGAGCAGAAAGATCTTCCTGCCGCTCCGTACTCACTCGGTGCATGGCTCGGAGACGGCAGAAACAATAACCCTGATATATGCGAACCGGCTTGCGACCGCGTAATCGTTGACCGCATAATCGCCGACGGCTATCCGATATCGTGGCAGACGGTACATAAGACCACCGGCGTTGAATATTATGGCTTTAAGAGCCTGCGCAGCGGGCTTCAAGCCCTCGGAATGTGCCATAGTCGCGAGAGAACTCCGAAGCGTATTCCTGACATATACCTCACGGCGTCGCTTGAGCAGCGTCTCGAACTGCTTGCCGGGCTTCTCGACACGGACGGTACGCTTATTGCTAAGGATCGCCGATATCAGTTCTCAACCACTGAGCCTGAGCTCCGTGATGACTTCATATCGCTTATCTCCACATTCGGATGGAGGTGCAGCGTCAAGGCAAAACCGCCGAAGCTGTCCAGCAGCGGCATTCAGGGGCGGAAAACCGTTTACGTCATCGGCTTCAATCCGACCTGCTTCATCCCATGCGTCGTGGAGCGAAAGCAGCTCCGCGAGTTCTCGAAACAGCGCCGAATCGCAATATCCGGTTTCGAGCGCATCGAACCGGTGCAGGGCAACTGCATCTCGGTTGAAGGCGGCGTATACCTTGCCGGAGATCGTCTCATTCCGACACACAATTCCACGATTTGTATATTTTTCCTGACCTGGCACATGGGGCGGCATCCGGACGACGCGTCCGCTATGGGCGGGCACTCCGACACACTCGTGAACGGGTTCTACGGCGAACTGAACGCGGTGCTCGATCCGGACGGCGAATACCTCTGGCACGACGTGTTCCCGCACGCGCAGATCGAAAGCCGGTCGGCAAAGTACCTGCAAATCAACCTCAACCACCCGAAGCGCTTCCCGACAATGACCTGCCGGTCGGCGGAAGGCACATGGACGGGCGCTATCGATATCTCACGCGACGGCATCCTCTATGTCGACGACCTCGTGAAAGACCTCGAGGAATCGCTGTCTCCATCCCGTCTCGACGCGAAGTACAACATCTACCTGAACCAGATGAAAGACCGTATGAAAGACGGCGCGCTCCAACTGATGGTCGGCACGCGCTGGAACGTCATGGACCCGCTCGGGCGTGTGCGCGAGCAGTACCGCGACAATCCGGAATACCGGTTCACCGTCATTCCCGCGCTCGACGCGAACGGCGAATCCAATTTCCAGTACGACTACGGCGTCGGATTCTCGACCGAATATTACCGCGACATGAAAAACTCTATTGACGACTGCACATGGTGTGCGAAGTACCAGGGCGCTCCGTACGTCCGTCAGGGTCTCGTCTTTCCGCCGGATTCACTGCTCCGCTACAACGGTGTCCTGCCGGGCGGATCACCGGAACGCATTATCGCCGCGTGCGACGTCGCGTGGGGCGGAGAGGACTATTTGTCCATGCCTATCGTCTATGTATACGGAGACGGCTCGATGTACTGCGTCGACGTAGTGTTCTCGAACGCGAACAAAGTCTTCACTCAGCCCGAAGTGGTCGGAAAGCTGTTGATTCACCGTCCGCACCAGGTACAGTTCGAGGCGAACAATGGCGGAACCGAATACGCTCAGGCAATCGACAAAATGCTCCGCGCGAAAGGGTGCTCGCTCAACATCTCGACGCGCCGCGCCCCCGGCAACGCCCCGAAGCTCTCCCGCATCATCCAGTACGCGCCGGACATCTCGAAGATTCACTTCCTCGACTTCGACCACTCGACGCCGGAATACCGTTCGTTCATCGAATGGCTCTGCTCCTTCGTCTCGCTCGGCAAGAATGTCCACGACGACGCGCCCGACTCGCTCGCACAGCTCATGGACCTCGCCACCGGAAACTGGGGCATCGTCTCTGTGCAGAAACGGGTATTCTGACACGTATGACGGAATTTCGCCTTCCATGACGGAATTTCGTAATAAAGCAACAAGTTTATCCGGAACACTTGACAAAAATTCGTTTAAGGTGTATAATATTACATGACGGGCGACCCCTTTCCCCTTCCGCCTGTCTGCCATGCTCCGCACCGTTTGCGGATATGGTTTTCTCCTCCGCCCCGACGCTGTTTTTAACCTTTCTCACGTCGGGGCGAATTTTCAAAGAACTGGTGGTGAAAGAATGGCGGAACCAAAAGTCGAAGGGTACGCGGACGACGGAACGCCCATATTCGGCGCGGCAGACCTCCCCGACGTCTCTCCGGTGCTGACCGGGCGACACGTCATCTACACTGACGCGGAAACGGTCGACGCGGAGAACGTCGTACAGGTGCTGAACAAGGTCCTTCCGACCTTTCACCGGAACCAGAGCGACATAAATTATCTCTACGGCTACTACAAGGGCAGACAGCCCATCCTCAACCGCATCAAGGAAGTACGACCGGAGATCAACAACAAAATCGTCGAAAACCACGCGTGGGAAATCGTCTCCTTCAAGGTCGCGTACCTCCTCGGAGCGCCCATCGCGTACACGCGCCGGAAAATCCGGAGCGGAGAGGCCCGCATGACCATGACCCCCGACGAGATCACCGCCGCGCAGACGCGCGATCCGGTGTCCGAAAAGGTCGGGCGGCTCAACGAAATCATGCACGTCCTCGACAAGGAAGCTATCGACCACGACATAGCCGAGTGGAACCACATCTGCGGAACCGCGTTCCGATATGTCATCGGCAGCCTCGAAAACGACGAAAAAATCGAAATCGGCAGTCTCGACCCGAGACGGACCGGCGTCGTCTACTCAAAAGAGCTCGGCGCGAAGCCGGTCATGGCGTTCCAGGAGACGCTCAGGGACAATCAGCAGACAATCTACACCGTCTGGACTGATACAATGCAGTTCGAGATCGTGAACAACACAATCACGTCCTCGAGGCTCCACGGCATCGGGGCGGTCCCGATCATCGAATACCCGCTCAACAACGCGCGGCTCGGCTCATTCGAAGTCGTTCTCGAAGTTCTCGACGGCATCAACAAACTGTCCTCGAACCGGCTCGACGGCACGGAACAGTTCGTCCAGAGTTTCATTAAATTCGTCAACTGCCAGATTGATCCCGAGAAGTATAAAGAGTTCCGGCAGGAAGGCGCTATCGTCATCAAGTCGGACAACTCGAACCCCTCGGACGTCGACATCATCTCGTCCGAACTCGACCAGTCACAAACTCAGGTCGAAATCGACCACCTCTATCAGCAAGCCCTCACAATCTGCGGTATGCCGGACAGAAACGGCGCGAACCGCACGACCGGAGACACCGGCAACGCCGTACTGCTCCGCGACGGATGGGCAATGGCGGAAAGCTGCGCCAGAGACACCGTTATGCAGTGGGAACGAAGCGAAAAGCAGTTCCTCCGCATCGCGCTGTCGCTCCTCAGAACATACGGCAAGCTCGACCTCGGGCTCGCCGACATCGACATCCGGTTCACGAAGGGCAACACCGAGAATCTGCTCGTCAAAACGCAGGCTCTCATGAACCTTCTCGACGCCGGAGTACATCCCGAAATCGCGTTCGGTATACCCCACCTGTTCGACGATCCGAACCAGGCGTATATCGACTCGATCCCATACCTCGCCGCGCGGCTCCAACTCCTCGAGAGCACCGCGCGGGACAAGTCAGGGCAGGACAAGCCCGGAGGCGGAAGCAATGACGGAAACAAAGAAAGTTCCGGCGGCGGAAGCTCCGGAACTGATTAAAGTGCGCTGCCCGCACTGCGGAAGGCTCCTCGGAGCAATAAGCGGTGTGGCGGAGATAAAGTGTCGCGGCTGCGGAACGACGGTCAGAGCCCACACAGAAGGCTCACACGCCGTCATACGCACGGTCGCGTCATAAGCGGGAACACCCCGCACTACAACACAGAGCGCCAAGAGCGCCAGATATCTACAGGCTTTTACACAGCCTGTCGGTTCTGGTGCTCTTTTTAATTTATTAAGGCCACTCCCCGGGGCGACGCTGATTTTAATTCATTAAACAATGGACAGAGAAGTCCGAAAAACGCGAATCTATGGCGGAGAGAACCGCCTCACCAAACGCAGAAAGGGATTATCACATGGAACTCAGAGATTTACTCGGTGAAGACTACCGCGAAGGGATGACCGCGGAAGAGATCGCGACTGCGCTCTCGCCCAAAAACTTCGTGAACAAGGAGACCTTCGACAAAACCGCGTCCGACCTCGCCAAAGTGAAGAAGGACATGAAGACCAATGAAGGCACTCTGACCGAACGCCTCGAAGCGCAGAGACAGCAGATCGAGCAGCTCACCGTCAAGGCGAACCGGCAGGAAGCGGCAAGCATCCTCGCGGGAAACGGCATGGCGAAGGAAGCCTATGACACCTTCCTCGACGGCATCGTGACCACCGACGCGGAGCAGACCACCGCAGTTGCCACGGCTATCGCGGCGGCGTTCAAGGCTTATGGAGAAGCGACGGCGAACAAGGTCAAGGGCGAACTCGCCGCGGGCGTCAAAGCCCCCTCCCAGGCTCCGGCGGAAACCGCCATGACCAAAGAAGCCTTCGGCAAGCTCACCTTCGCCGAACAGGTTCAGTTCAAGAACGATAATCCGACCGAATACGCCGCGCTCTTCCCGAAAGCCTGACACGGCGCCACAACATTTTTCGAAAGGATGATTAAAAACAATGGCAAAAACCTACCTCAACTACCCGTTTGACGACGATCTCTTCATTGCCCGCTGGCTTGCAGAGCCCGACTCCGAAAAGACCGCGCTCCTCGATTCCGGCGTAATGGTTGAAGATCCGGTGCTCGCCTCGAGACTCATATCCTCCGGCAACTACGGCACCATTCCGTTCTACAAGACCCTCACCGGCACTCCCGTGAACCACGACGGTCAGACCGACATCACCTCGACCGAGACCCAGGCGGATCAGCAGAATTACGTCGCGTATGGGCGCGACGTCGCATGGACCGCGCGTGACTTCGTCGGCGAGCTTTCCGGCGCAGACCCGATGGGCCGCATCATCTCGTCCACCGCGAAATTCTGGGCGAAGTACCGCCAGAAGAAGATTATCGCCACCCTCGGCGCAATCTTCGGCATCACCGGCAACGCCGCGTGGACCGCTCACACCGTCGACGTCGGCTCCGCGACCGCGACCGCGAGAAAGATCAACGAGACCGACCTCAACGACCTTGCGACCGATACCCTCGGCGACAACAAGGACGCGTACAAGCTCGCTATCATGCACTCCTCCGTCGCCCGCACCCTCGAAAACCTCCAGGTTCTCGATTACTGGAAGCAGACCGACGCGAACGGCATCCAGAGAAACCTCGGTCTCGCGTCCGTGAACGGCTATACCGTCATCATCGA